TTCTTTTTTCATCATTGCCATATTATTTTTCATCCTTTTTCTTTTTGGAAGTTGCTTTTGTTTTAGCGCTTGCTTTCTTTTTTGCTGGTGGTTTCTTTTCTGTATCCACCACATTATTTACGTATTGAGACATAAATACTCCTAATCACCACTTAACTCTATTGGCCCAGTAGGCAGCTGACATCACGCCCTTTTTGATGTTACTTGCATGGCGTGCTTTAAATGATTCACGACGTTTTCTGTATGAGGCGGACTCACCTTTTTTCTTTGGTGAACCACTTACTCCTTGTTGACCAAAACGAATTAGCTTAACTTTTGATCCGTGACTTAGCTAATACGGCGTGTGATTTTTTTGGATGGTTTGGAGTACGCTTAGGCTTATTATAGCCAGCAAAAGTTTCTGAGCCTTTTTTAATGACCATTACTTTTTCCTTTTTGGTTTTCTAGATTTAGTTTTCTTTTTCTTTGTCGGAAGTTCTATCCCATACATAGAATTATTAGTACCCATTCTTGGTCCACTAATATAGATTTTTTGTTTAAAGGCCACGTTTCTTTTCTCTCTTAGAATCCATAGCCTCTAAACAATCAAAAACTCTAAACCATACTTTCCAAAGAATGTCTAAAAGACTAATTTTTGTTTTCATCTTTTTCCTTCTTTGGTTCTGGTTTTTTATTACCCTTAGAAACTTTTCTAAATTTGGCTAAAGCCATTATTTAGTGGTCTTCTTTGGTCTTCCTGGCTTTTTAGCTGAAGCAGCCTTTTTTGCTGCTGGCTTCTTAGTCTTGACTTCTTTTACTGCCTCGGCAACTTCTTTCTTCGCAGAAGCGACGATGTCATCAGCGGCGTTCTTGGCGACTTCAGCTACAACCTCTGCCTGGACAGCAAGATCATCTATGATCTTTGCTTGAGCTTTGGCAATTGGGCTATTAGCGTCAAGCTTTTGAGCCGCAAACAATACTGACTTTATCTTTTGTGCTAACTTCTTAAACATTTTAACCTCTGTTTATTTTAATTGGAACTATATTATACTTATTAAATAGTAACTTTGCAAGCGGGAAAACTACCTACCTGTCTGTTGGGACTCTTTAATAAGGGCATATCTTTCTCCAGTTTCTTTAGAAACTAAAGAAAATCCATAAGCTGCAGCGTTTTTAACCGCTTCTGTAAAAGCCTCTTTATCTGAAAGGCTTATATTTTCAAGTGGTATAGTTATACCGGCATATACGTCTACGTTTTCGAAGTTACCAATATTGATCTTTCTATTAACCCCACATATAAAAATAGGGGAGCTAGACAAAGATATCTCACCAGCCATATTGGAAACAACCTGATCTAAGGGCGAACCTACTGTTTCTTCTTGTGCATTTCTTGTAATTTTAGGCATTTGATCCTTCTTTTATTTTAGTTATTATTTCTATTGTTTTTGCGGTCTGCTGATCTAAATCAAGGTCGTTTGTATTAATAATAGCAGATGCTATATTTTTAATGTAGTCTATTTGCTTTTCTGATGAATGAGTCATTTCGTCTTCATTCATGAGCTTCCCATCTCGTTTCATTAATCTTTGATTTAAAACATCCTGTGTGGCATCAAAGCATATCACAAAACCATTCGGCTGTTCCAGGATAGTTCTGGCTTCATTCAAATATCTTACGTCAGAAATTAAAACAACAACATTCCTATCCTCTGCTTCATCCAAAGAGCGCATTGCTTCTCTATATATTTTTTTAGCTTTATTGATTGCCCATGATGCGAAACAGTCTGGATAAAACTCTCTGCATAGGTCTCCTGCATTTTGGAGAAACTTTCTTGGCTTAATACCCTCAGGCTCAATGGGCAAATTGTTAATATCATTAACCAGTTTAATAAATTCGGGGTAGTCTGGGACATGCCCAATAGAAGAACTGCCATACACATCATATAAAACTTCATGTAGTGCATAAAGTTTTCTAGAGTTTTCTCTTAACCCTTTTGTATTCTTTTTTATTGAAGCCATTTCATACAACGGAAGTGCATAAAATATATGGTCCCACTTTGTATTATCTTTAATAATTTCAATTGAACCTTTTGGGACTATGTGTTCAGCTACACTAGTTTTCCCAGATCCAGCTTTACCTGCTAATCCAATTATAATTGGACTATTATTTTTGATTTCATTCATAGTTTCTAGTATAGCATCTCTATCGGATATTGTCTTTTCTTATTTCTAGATTATTTAAAAACTGATTTGCTAGCGCATCGGCTTCCGCTACATTAATCCTTGGTACTTGTATTAGTCTAAATCTATATTCAGATTTTATTTCTTCTATAGTCATCAAAAGTGGGACCAAAGATGGATGTTTACAGATCCATTTTTGGTTTACATGATTTGCAACTACTGCAGAGTCTGTATATATAATTGGATCAACAAAATCAGACATCGTGCATATCAAAAGAGCAGCTATTACTGCCTCATACTCAGCTTCATTATTCGTTCTTGCTCCAAGCCCTCTTGCAAACTGAGCTACTTTCTTTTTATTTTTATAGACAACAACAGCGCATGCTGCTTCCCCAAAACGTTTTTGGCCTTGGCCTCTTGAAGCTCCGTCACAAAAAACTTCTATATTCAATTTAATCCAGCTTTATACCAAAAGGAATATTTAGTTCTTTTGCCCTAGTTTTTAGATTATTTTCCTGCCCTTTAGTTGTTACTATGTGTGTAGCATTTAAAAAATATCTACTACCCTTGTACTCTACTTGTGTAGGAAAATCTAGATCTTTTCTTTTTACAGAAAAAAACTCATTTGCAGAGTTAACTGATTTATAATGTCCTATATACATAATTATTTTCTAGTAAAGACTAAAGTCTTTTTCTGAGAAAAATCCTTTCTCTTCTCTCGCTGAAGCTATTTGCATAGCTTGCATTTTATCCATTAATTTTCTGGCTGACTCCGATGCTATTCTCGCAGCTAGCTCCATAGATTCAGCTATTTGAACAAGCGCTTCTACTGAAGATAGAGCCATATATTCTGAATCTGCTGCTGCAGCTGCTGCGGCCTCTCTTTCAGCTTCATTTTTCCCTATCCTATTTGCCTTGTAAACTCTTTTATATCTTGCTTCTAGCAGTTTATATTGAGCTCTAGCGATTCCTGCAAATCTTGCAGTTGTGCCATAAACATTAGAAGACCTAGCAACAAGCGACGCGATATCATTTATCGTTAGATCTACATAATTTGGATCTGGAATTTCAATATAGTATTTACTTAATTGCTCTTGAGAAGATATCGCAGATACTAAGAGCTCTAGTTGTGGGCTAATCACCGATAGCATTTGGTCATAAAATTTTTTTGTATCGGTTAAATAGTTTGGTTGGTCAGTCATCTTCTTCCTCATCTTTATTTTTGCTGAAATATGATTTTAGCAGAACTTGATAGGATTCCATTCCGTGGTTCAGAAAGAATTCCTAATAATTTTTCTTTTATCTTAGTCAAATGTTCACGAACAGTGTTTGGATGTTCGGTTATTTTTATTGCTATTTCTGATGATCTTTTGCCATCAATATATCTCCATTTTAAAAGTTGTCTTTCTTGAATTGTTAGCCTTTCAAACAAGGCGTTTGTGCTATCGCCTAGAACCCAAAATTCATTAACGTCATTGCTAAACGGCACATCTATATTAGCATACTGGATAGTGTCTACATAAGCACCGGACTTAGTAGAGTCGTCATTTTCTGAATCATTGTAGGCATCGTCTTGAGTTACAAGTGGAAAAGATTTTCTTCCTAATTGATCGATTAAAAGAGTATCTACATTCTTTTTTAGGAGATATAAAAAATAACTGTACAAAAATGCACTAAAGGGAATAGGCCCCTTTTCTGAATCCTTCCTTTCATACCTTGTAATGCATTGAAAGAATGTTAATCTCACGGTTTGTTGCACATCTTCTTCACTACAATACCTTTTCACCATGTATAAGATACCGTTAATGCACTCATTGACATGTTTGTAGCCAGCTTGGTTTAGTTTGTTTTTCATCAGCGCAAACCTGACGTAGTTATCTTTAACAAAAAGAGAAATAAATCTTCTTATATCATAATCATTAAAGCTATACTTGCCTGCGTGCAACATTGTCACATACTTAGTTAAGAAATTATTAAAAACTTTGAGCAGTTCTTCTTGCGCTTTTTCTGACCCAGTCTTAGCTTCTGCAATCAGAGCCTGCATTTCGTCTTCTTCTAGATTATAATATTGCTCTTTATAAGAAGCCATTACTTACCTTCCCAATTTAAAATTCTTGCAGCGTATTCGCTACGTATATCTTCATAAAAAATTACCCTTGGTATCTCTAACTCAATAGCAAATCTAATAGCGTCTACTGAGTACTTGCTGATAATAAAAGTTAATTTTTCAAATTCAAGCGGGTAATACTTCTTGAATCTTTTTAATTTTATTTTACTTTTGTCATCTAAGTAGCCTTTTATTTCAAGCCACTCTTTTGTTTTGGTTAGATAAAAATCTGGAGTGTAACCTTTAGTTCCTCTTTTGATTGGAAAAGTAAAAACTTTTGGCTCAAACTCAAACTTGATTGAATAACCGATTTAAGATCCTGGCAAAGTTGGCTTCCCAATTTGACCTCATATTCATGTCTAAATCTTCTCTGTAACCAGACTTAGTATGCCTGTAAGCATTGCCTTTTTTTTGCGTAGAAGATTCTTTAGATGATAGAGTAGTGCTTGCTTTTTTTGTGAAGTTTGGAGTTTTTTTTGCGGACCTTTGCAAAAAAAAATCTTTTGGATTTGCGCCTGCCATCATAAATCTGATATCCTTTGTATGTCAAGTTAATACATTATACTTTATATTTTATAAAAAAACAAATATAAATTCAAACTTAAGGAGAAAAGTATGACAACCGCAACTAGCATTTTCAACAGCATGCGTCAGAGCATCAACGAGTCAGTTATTGACGACTTGACCACTCTTGGCTTTGCCCATGAAGACGCAATCAAGGTAGTTGTTGATTCTGACGACTTTGATATCGTTGCTTCTGGCCTGGATAATCCAGTAGCTCAGTTCTAATTAGATATAATATATATATTGGATATGGCCCCTGGGTAACCAGGGGCTTTTTACTACCCCTGTTTAGATCTTTTTAATCTAGCTACCCCTGTAGCACAAGCGCCTGATTTAGCGTGATCGCAGAAGTAACACACTCTTTCATTTTTTGTGGGAGTAAAATTAAAGTCATTCATAATTAAATTAATTTTTTCAATTAACATTTGCTTTACATTCTCTAAATCATCTTTAGAATACTCGTGGCTTTTAATTCTTCCAGATCTTAAGTAATGCAGAGACGCTTTGATATCTTTATCGGGGAAGGCTATAGAGGCAGCTAGTGCGTAAATTCCAAGCTGCAAATTATTATGCACATCTTTTTGTGCCACTTCACGTTTTCCAGTTTTATAGTCAACTATCTCAACTGTGTTACCAAGCACATCTACTCTGTCTATATAACCTATTATTAGATAATTGCCTAGAACAAAATTAAAACCCATTTCTTTATCATATACATCAAAGGTTCTTCCATCGTATATATCATAAAAATCTTCTAAAATCTGAAGACCAGCTTCATGTAGCTCTTGAGTTATTTCTGATTTTGGATCTAAAGTATTCTTATGCTCTACAAAAGAAGACTTCATTTTTTCTAAGTCTAAAAAATTAGTAGACGATACGTGATCTTCTAAAACTCCATGAACAATATTTCCGAAGAACAGCGGGAGCCGAAAACATTCTTGGCTCTCTTTTGATGTATGAGTAGAAATACTTTGAAGGACACATTTCATATGTGTCTATTCTTGAATAACTAAACTCAGATAAGGTAATCCTTTGGAAGTCGTCAACTTCATTAATATCTTTTAATATCATTTTACTTTTCTTCTAATTCTGGAATTACATTCCCATACTCATCAAACAAAATTCCGTTTGCGTCCATTATATAGCGGGTATAGATATTTTGATACTTACCCTCTCCTAGAGCAACCCAGCCTGTATCGCCGTACTCCATAAAATCATCTTCTAATCTTGGCCAATTCATAAAATACCTACTTTACAGAAATAACTGTGTTATTTACACTGTCCATGTTATAGTAATAGTTTAATAAACCATATATATTCATAAGTTCTTCTTCAGAAGCATAGAAGCCAGTGACTCCTGACTGTAGAAAAAAACTAGTTTTACCATTTACTGGAGAATATTCAATAAGTGTTATATCACCCAGTAACATTCTTCCTATTTCTTCTTTTGAAATCATATTTATTCCTCAACTATTGTAATAGGGTTCCAGTTTGGATCATTCATTTTTTCTCTCATATCTTTTACATATGAGTCCCAATCTCTTTCATCCTCACTCTGCTTAAGATATTTTACTTTGCCAGCGAAAGGATTGGATTTGAATCTAGTCATGATTAGCTTGCCCTGCTGAGTTCTCCAGCGTAATACCCCATTTTTACAGTCACAATAATCTTCTGGATGTGGGTCTATTGACCCGTTTGGATCATATCGCCCACTACATTTGTTGCACTTTGTATATCTACCTTTATCTTGGCATCGGTTACACGATGAACAAAAAACCCAGCAGTCTTTTGTTGAGGGATTCTTATAGAAATTTCCAGTTGTCATCACTGCTCCATTAAAACTTTTTCTAGCTTTTCTTTTACAACTATAGACGTTTTTTTATTAAACTTAAAAGTGATTATCTTGCTTCCATCTTTATAAGAAAGAAACACATATGATCCACCATCTTTTGACTTAATTATATCATATAATTTACTTAAAGTTTTTTCATCAATTTGCGAATCAATGTTTAAATAAATGGGTGTGCCTCCAGAAAAATTAGATAGATCTAGCTTTTCGCATGAATTTAAAAGTATTTTTGAAATAATATTTTCATCTTCTCCTTCTTTAGCAATAGACCCAGTTACAGTTAACACTTCACCGTTTTGGAAAAAATCATCTTCATAATTCTTTGCTTCACGAGGAAAAACTATTATTTCTATATCATAAGATATATCTTGAAGATTAAATTTAAACATCTTCGCACCTTTTTTGGTTATAATCTTTTTTGCTCCGGAGATAATTCCGCCTAAAGTAACTCGTGAACCAGCAGGAAGGTCTGCTAAATCAACTATTTCGTGGTTAACCTGCTTGCTTAATAAGTCCCAAACTCCATCTACTGGGTTCTTTGACACGTATATGCCAAGTTCTTCTTTTTCTTTTTCTAAGATTCTTAATTCTGTTTGTCTACCAAAATCCTGGTCAATTGTTTTGTGTATTAATTCATCTAGCGCACCAGCATTTGCCAGGTGTTCTATCGTAGATTTTTTTAGTACAGCAGGGTTTGTTCTGCGAAAAAAATCATGCATGGAAACATACGGTTTATCATAATCTCTTGCAGAAAGAATCGCCTCAGAAACAGCATAGCCTATACCATTTATAGCAGACAGGCCAAATATTATTGTTTTCTCATCTATGACGGCAAAGTCTTCTACTGACTTATTAATAGATGGGCTAAGAACAGTCAGCCCTAGCTTTCTACAATCAGAAAGATAAAGCGCAAGCTTATCTTTATTGCCAGTTACAGAAGACAGCAACGCTGCCATATATTCTGCAGTAAAATTCATTTTTAAGTAAGCTGTAATATATGAGATCATCGCATAACTGGCTGCATGGGCTCTGTTAAAACCATAACCACCAAAGTATTCAATATCTGAATAAATTTTATTTGCTTTTTCTTCAGAAATGTTTGACTTTGCAATACAACCTTTGACAAACTTATCCCTAAAGAGAGCAATTTTGTCCATGAGCTTTTTGCCGATCACCTTACGTAGGTCATCAGCTTCTGCAGAACTAAAACCAGCAAGTTCTCTAGCAACACCAAGTACGTCTTCTTGGTATAGCATGATGCCGAGTGATGGACCTAATACTTTTTCTAGATTTGGATGGTCGTATTCAATGCTAGTGCGCGCATGCTTTCTTGATATGTATAACTTATCCATACCAGAGCCCATAGGGCCAGGTCTGTATAATGAAATCAATGCCATAATATCTTCTACTGTTTGCGGCTGCATTTGGACCATAAGTTCACGCATTCCGCTGGACTCTAACTGGAACACGCCAATTGCATTACCCTTGCAGAGTTCACTGAATGTTTTATAATCATTTAAAGGTATCTGATCAACATCTATATAAACGCCTCTTGTTTTTTCCACAAGCTTTATACAGTAATCAATAACACCAAGATTTCTTAAACCAAGAAAGTCAATTTTTAACAACCCGCACTGTTCTACTCTTCCCATATCCCACTGAGTAATAACAGGGTTGTCCACACCCTTCTGCATGATCGGTAAATAATCTGTTAGTGGACCTCTAGATATAACAACACCAGCTGCATGCATACCAGTTTGTCTAATGAGACCCTCGAGACCAAAAGCGGTATCAATTATCTGCTTTGCGTCGTCGTCTTTTTTGTATAAATCAGAAAATTCTTGCACCTGCATACACTCTGAAAGAGTTTTTGATATTCCCAAAACTGGAGCTGGTACAAGTTTTGCAACCTTGTCTCCACCAGCAAAATCATATGCTAATGCTCTAGCAGCATCTCTAATTGATTGGCGTGCTCCAGTTTTATTGAATGTGCATATATGTGCTACTCGGTCATTTCCATATTTATTTCTAGCGTAATTAATTACTTCATCCCTATGCCTATCGTCAAAGTCAAGATCAATATCTGGCATTGACTTTCTGCCTTCAACCAAAAATCTTTCAAATAAAAGGCCAAACTTTAGTGGATCTAGATTTGTAATTCCTAGGGCATAGGAAAGTATGCTACCAGCAGCGGAACCTCTTCCCCAACCAACTCTAATTCCGTTAGACTTAGCCCATTGAACCAGATCAGAAACAACTAAGAAATATTCTGGGTAGCCCATTTCTTTAACAACACGCAGCTCATGATTAGCTCTATCCAATACATCTTGTGGTAATGGATCACCATATTTTTTCTTTAATCCATCCCAAGCTAACTCATCTAAATACTCATCTGTTTTTTTATTATCTGGAAGAGGAAAATGCGGGAAGTATAGTTCTCCAAATTTTAAGTTAACATCTACCATATCAGATATTTCCATAGTATTTTTTAACCATTCTTCTGAAAATACTTCAGCCATTTCATCGTATGACTTTAGATAAAAATTATCTCCACTAAATGAAAAACGATTTTCTGTATTTATATTTGAGTTTGTTGATACACATAGCATTATGTCGTGGGCTCGTGCGTCCTCTTTGTGGACATAGTGACAGTCGCCTGTTGGTACGATCTTAGCGCCAATTGTTTTAGCTATTTTAATAAGATCTGATGTTATTTTTATCTGTTCACTTAAACCATGGTTTTGAATCTCAATAAAATAATTTTCTTTTCCAAGTATGTCTTGCATTTTTGCAGCAGTTGTTAAGGCAAAGTTGTAGTCCCCTCTTAGCAAGGCTTGAGCAATTTCACCATTAAGACATCCAGACAATACTATAAGCCCGTCAGCGTGTTGGGCTATAAGTTCATGATCTATTCTTGGCTTAACATAATAGCCTTCTAAATAAGATTTAGAAGAGAGCTTAATTAAATTATGATAACCAGCGTTATTTTTTGCCAAAATTGTTAGGTGATAAGGACCTCTTTGTTCCCATTCGTTTTTTGCTGGGCCCGATCTTTCCTCTTCGTCTCTGTCAAATCTAGATTTTCTTGCCTGATAAAACTCGGATCCAAGAATTGGTTTAACTCCACAAGCCGTGCCAGCATCGTAGAAGTCTAGCCATGAATGTATGTTGCCGTGGTCGGTAGTAGCTAAGCCAACCATACCTAACGATTTTGCTTTTGTTAAATATTCTTCAACTTTGCCATGTCCGTCTAACATTGAGAAGACGGTATGATTATGGAGATTAGTCCAATTTTTCAATTAATTCCTCTTTCCCTATTGGAGTTACCAAGGGACTGATCTCTTGTTTCTCTATAGGTAATGATCACAATGCCACCACAAAATTTACACGGTACTGATATACCAGCTTGAGCAAAAGCGCTTTTCTCCATATAAGCCATTGGTTGATCTGATTGACATTCGGAGCATACTCCGATCACGTCATCTGGATTTCTTATTGCCATTATTTTCCTCTTTCTTTATACTTTTATAAGCGTATCTTATTGGTGATGGTGAAGACTTTTCTGTAGTTTCAACATATTTATTTCCAATCTGAGCCCATTTATTTTTTCTTTCTAACTTACATTCTCCACACCCAACACCTACTGCATTTGCTCTGTCACATGTGAATGGTCTTCCGCCAGTGCCCATCTGTCTTCTTTTAACCCAATCATTTATATGGGCTGATGATTTATCGAAAGAATAATCAGAGCAATTGCTTAGTATGTCATGTAGAAACTTTATAGAATCTTCAGTGTATGTAAGTATGGAACAAAGAAATAATCTTGCTTCGTGCTCAAGGAAATGTTCTTCTTCTGCTTGTTTTTTTAATCTGGCTACAGCACTGCAATTTTTTAGTAGGGCATCCTTGTCAAAAATTTTTTGAGTTTCTTTTAAATCTTTAAAAGCTTTTGAACCATATTTATTAAAATATTCTAAAGGATTATCTTTTCTTTTTTCATCTTCTTCCATTTCATAGATGTTCTCTCTATACCATTCATTTGCTGTATACGCAAATGTTTGATTAGTAACTTCTAGTGTTTGAGAAGAAGATGAATATTTAATTATACTTTCTTGATCAGAATATATTAGTTGATCATTGCCACAAGGATTTAATAGTGTTTTATATAAACCAGTCTGCTGATGCTTTGAGCCAGGCAAGCGCCACATACGTCTAAGATCGTAAACACTGAAATCAAGGCTAACTAAATCTAGATCTTTTTTTATTTTTGTTGCAATGTATCTAAATATTTTAGGTAGGGCGTTACTAGGGTTTATCCCTAGAGCTATGGGCTCACATTCAATGTGAAATCCTTTTTTACCAGTAAAATAAACTAAAACAGATTGTTTTGGAACAAAATTTATAAGGTATTCGTAGAGTTTTCTACATTCATTTAAAGCTATATTAAAATCACTATGATCTAGATCAAAATATAGTGGTCCGAAGACGAGTTGCTTTTTCTAAATCATGCGAGTTATAGGCAAACACAGAGGTATAAATGCCTATATTGTTATTTCTTTGAGAGTATTCTTCTATCTGATTACTTTCAATTATTTTATTCTTTTCTCGGATAACTCTATCTAAAGAAGAAACATATCTTGCAACTTCGTAGTATTTCCATTCGGAAAGAAACTTACTTTCTGTATCTATTCTCATTTTATTAACGCTTTACCGACTGTCTTCTTTTAGATTAATAACTTTTATTTTATGATTAGCGAACTGTTCAGAATGAGTTCTGTAGTAAATAGACTCTTCTATATAATAATCTAGTTTTTGAACAATAGAATTTCTTTTTAAAAGAATATTTACTTCATCCATTTTTGCCTCAAGAAACAATATGATTATCTGTCCATCTAGATTCTATCACATTTTCTCCATCAACTATATGGTGAAGCTTTGAAGAAACATTGTCTGCCATATGCACAATCATGTCTAGATATGTAACTGGTATTGTTTCTGGTACCGGTGACCATGGCCCAAGGTGACATCTAACTAATCTTAGAATAGATTGTACTATTTCTTCAGATAAAAATAATGTAGAAGATTGAAGTTCTGAAGCATAATTTTTGTCTTCTTCCTGACACTTGCGTACGAATAGACCAACTGTATATGGATGCAGAGGGTCGTATAGATAACCACTCTGATCCGCTTTGGGAACTCCTTTTGTTACATCATGCAGCAGCATGGCTGCTATAACTATATCTTTTTCTTCTTGCGGGAGTGCGTGAGAGTCACAAAGCACTTGCGCTACTCTGACAGATCTTTTTGTGTGCAAAACGTTACCGCCAACACCATGCTCATCCATGGGATGATGCTTGCCAGAAAAACTAGATGGTATTTCCCAAAATATATCTGCTTTAAAAAGAATAGATCTAACAAAAGATTTTATATTTTCGTCTAAAATAAGATCTATTTCTTCAAGAAGAGGCTCTAATTTTTTATCCTCATCTTTTATTGATACGGCTTGAACTTCATCTAGCAATATTTGATCAAGAATACTATTGGGATCATTATTTTTTGGCATTTATCTGCTCCTTTTTGGACCAAGCTACCCATTTCGAACAGGGCTTATCATACGGACAAGATTTACAGTAAGCAGTTAATCCTCTTCTGGAGGGGAATACTGTTTCTTCACTAAGAGATTGACACCAATACTTTAAAGCTTCTATATCTTCTTGTTCTATTTTAAATTCTGTAAACTCTGGTTTTTGATTCAGTAGATCAAAATAACCAAACTTAGTTTTATTTATTTTTTCTGCAAATCTATTCATATATCCGATATTCATCACAGAAAAATCAACAATATATGTGTCTTCATATTTTAATTTATGATTAAAAAGCCATTTAACAACATATATTTTTCCGTTTTGAGAATAAATCAAATCAAACTTATCTTTAATTGCTACTGTAGTAGTTATCGGAGCAATAAACTCCTCATCAATCCCTATTGGGATTATATCTTGAGCGCCAAAATTTTCTATTAGCTCCAATAAAACAGCAGCTGCTTTTGTAGTAAGACTCGCACTGTTGCCATACAATGTTTCGTGCTGTTCATGAATAATATCAAAAGGAGATGCTTCTTTAGGAAACCAAAGTTTCTCCCATCTATTCAATAGCGAAGCGTACGACGGGGTTATTCCTGCCTGCTTCTTGTAAAAGAAATAATGGACAATACTTTTAATAGTGCTTTCAAACTTGTTGGATAGTAATTGTCTACTGCCAATTGTTTCTGGCATTTTTTGCACATGCCTAAAATCATATAATCTTTCGCATGTTTGAAAATCTTTTAGTTGGGATATATTTAACTGTAACATTTTACCTACAATATATTTATACTTGTCATAAGCTCTTGCATATCTTCTGAGTTAACTATTTTAGCGTAAGACTCAGAAGTTATTGGTTCATACTCTACATATTTTTTATGTTGATCTACGTATTTTACAAGTGGAGAATTATATATGTACGTTGATCCTGTAATTCTATTTTTGGGAATCTGCAACTGCATGATATTTTCGTCTTCGGAATCATCACCACTAATAAGTTTTTTTTCTGTTATAAAAATTGTTACAGCACACTTTTGTTGAATTGATAATGAGCCACCAGTATCTGACTGCTGCACCACTTCTCTTCTTTCTTTCATTCTGTTAGCGTTTTCTTGCGCAGTAATGATCAAAACACAATTCATGTCTCTAGCTAGTTTTTCTAGTTTAACCATCATTTCTTCAAACTCACCCCATCTAGGTTTGCCCTTACCGCTAGACCTAGTAAACATAGACTGTATAGTATCAATAACTACAACGTCTGGGATTAGGTCTGAATGACCCATAATACTTCTTAACCATTTTTCTAAGTCTTCAAAATAAGGCGTATCTGGATCATGTCTAACCATAAATCTATCACCCCATTCATCTAACTTTTGCTGAAATTTAGACAAGCTTTCTTTTTTTTCTTGCTCTGACCAATTTGCTGCTTCTGCGTAAACATTTTTCTCAATTATTTGAGTCATCAAAACTCTTTCCCAGTGGGGGACTGCTTCTTCAAAGTTTACATACAGCACTCTATGCCCAGAGTCTGCCCAATGGTTTACTAAGCATTTAGCGAATGTGCTCTTGCCTTTTCCAGACGGAGCTATAATTGCGTGAACAGCCCCCTTAAAAAAACCGCCTTCATCGGTATAACCCATAGCTCTGTTTAAAGACTTGTATTGCGTTGGAAGAAAGCTTGGTATATCCAATAAAGACTCTGCTCTTTTTGCAATATCTTGTGCTGTAGTTACGTGATCTAATGGATTAAAGTTTAGTTCAACTTCAAGATTTTTAATCTCAGTAGTTATTTCAGAAATTCTTGCAATCTCTTTAGGACTTTTTTCTCCTTTTTGAGTGAGAATAAATTCAAGCTCCTGCAGAATGTTCAACTGCTTCTGTTTATTTGCCCTATGCTTTACTAGTTGAACTATTGATTCGTGATCTGAAACTTCTAAATTAAGAAGAATGTCAAACATTGTTTCAATGCCGACAGATCCACCAAGACCCGAATATATATCGGTTTCTGAATCAAGCCAAGATTTAAATGCAACTGGGTTTACTACATCTAACTTAGTTGCATGGTAGTAGGATAAGAGCGCTTTATAGAATTCATTGATTCCTATCTGATTGTTTATAGTCCCAACAATATCCTCTGGTAAATGTGTGTCAAAATATTCAATTGAACCAGGGTTAGTCAAAGCTAGTGCAAAGATTTGATATTCAATTGGATACTGAATTTTTTCAGTTACTATTTCTTCTTCCATTTTTTCTTTGCTCTTTCATTTTTTTATAATACTTTTTATTATTTTCTGCTCTAAGCTTTTTTGCTTTTTGATAAGTAGGATTTTCTTTTACACTTGGCTTCTTAAGTTTTTTTATTTCTTTACCTATATCATCTGGAGCTGATTTGATTGCGTCTAATATTCTACCATAGACATTTTCTTCCGAAATATTATCGTTGTATCTAAATACAACAAGTATGATTCCTTGTTCTTTACATAGTTCAATCTTTTTTTGGTCTCTTTTTTGAGCCTCTAAAAAATCTTCTTTTGTATCAAAAAACAAAGAGCTATACTTAAAGTGTTGCATGCCGTGAAACTCTAACCCTAATTTATATTTAGGGCAGTAAACATCAAGCTTAAGTCTTTCGCCAATGTGAAATTCATTAACGATTTCAGTTCCTGGAAGAAGTTTTTTGACTACACTTGTTAAAACAGTTTGACCTTTTGACATCTTTCTTCTATGATCTTTAACCCAGTAAAGACCATATTTTTTTAATAGAGTATTTAACTCCGCAATGCTAATGTCTAGTGTTCTAGCAATTTCTAAGAATGATTTTTCTGTTTCGAATAATAGATGAGTTAAAAACTGCTTATCAGAAATTTCATCCTTCTTATTTCTTTGAATCATTGTGCTTGACAAGGGCTTTAGCTGCGTTTAAAGTTCTGCCTAAATCAAATATTGACATCTGGCTATTATCCCATAGCTTAGGGGCTAAGGCAGCGCTAAGCATTGGGCAATCAAGGATGCACAGTTCTGAACCTACAGAACTATTAATGATTTGCTCAGTAATAGAATCTACCTTTGAGTAAAAGTCATTATATGGAACTTGTATGTAAGTTGAGTCTGTTGAAAAATATTTGTTTATAAAAGACTCTTGCTGGAAAGAGACAACAACTGTTTTCGTATTTTTTACATACCAAGAAATAAATGTTTTAAACACATCATAATTACTGTTAATATAATGTTCTAAAAATCCTGGATCATAAACATCTTTCAAAGCAATTTCTGAAGCCTTTAGCTTTTGGGCTGAGGCGAAAACGAGATCATTTTGGATAGCCTTAATAAAATTGTTATCTTGTTTTTGAAGGCCGTCTAATATAAGTTTTGTAAAAGCTTTAGGTGGTTTTTTGTCACCCTTAACTTCTCCAATACAGGAAAGTATAGCTGATCTAGTATAAGTGGTAAAAGCAAATTTTTGTTTTGATTCAAAAAGATGTGATACTTTTTTAATTGTTTCTACGGCGTTGTAAGTTTTCATAGGCCAAAATTACCCCAGTTAATTAGTGTTGGATTAGGATCTATTATTGATTCAATATGCTTAATGTTGTGGAACTCTCCTTTATCTAAATTCATATATCTCATATACTTATTTTGCTTATCATCATCAAAAGTATAGCCTAGATGCTGCATAATTAAGCCTGAATTCAACCAGTAATTTCTTCTTTTTATGTCTTCAATTACATATGTTGGCTCAGATCCGCACGCTAGCTTTCTATCTAAAAACTTGCCATTTAATTTAAATCTAAAAATTCTTGAACTATTATTTGGCGCCCAAAGCTTATCTACTCTGTATTGAGTTTTATTCCACATATGATAAAAACGAACATTAACAACATCAAATGGAGACTTAGATAAAACACTCTTTATATCCATATTATCTAGCTCATTGCTGTTATAGAGCATTTCGTCACAGTCTATTGCTATAACCCAGTCACCTTCTTTTGCGTGGTTTTCTAAATTAGACCAAGCAGTTGATCTTAAAAGACCTTCATTAACAGAAAATAGTGGCTCGCTGTTTTTATATACAGAAGCGTAACCAGATGCTATTTCTGCTGTATTATCATTTGAACAATCGTCTGTAAAAACAATATGATCAACTTGTGATTTAATTCTTTTTAGTACATCTTCTAAAAATCTGGAAGACTCATTTCTTCCAACCATTTGTGCAATTATCATTTGCTCTCCAATATGAGAAATAGCCAGGATCAACCCGAAGATTGACCCTGGCTTCTACTTATGCTGTTAACTTATTAATTTCTTTATGTGCCTGAACAGAAGAAATACGCTCAATATCAGTTGACTTAAAGAGTACCTCCCCAGTTGCGTTACGGCGACCAGCAGCAAGCTTCTCTGCTTCCTGCTTATTCTTGGCCTTAACAAGGAATGTATTTGTTACTGCAAAGTAGTTTAGTTTTAGATCGGACATTTATTTTCCTTCCGTTATTTTTTTGATGGGTATGTATGAGATATATATTCTACAGCTTCCTCTAGTGTATCTGCAAGTTTTGTAGCAAGAAATTTCAGATAAATTCTGTGCTGTAGATCTTGGTGAGCCCAAACTATAATAGGCTGATTATTTAGATGAGCCCATGTCATTTCAAAATCAGTTCCTATATAAGCTCTATACAATAGAGTATACTCTACTAATAAAATATCGCAGCTTTTTTGAAGAAAAAGATTTTTGTCAACTATCTCTTTTGGTTCACAATCTTCTTCTTCCAAAGCATAATCCATAGGATTAACTGCTTTAAAACCTCTTTGGTCTAAAAGTAGAGTAGCTTCATCTCTCCAGCTATACTTAAAATCAGAGTTCACATCTTCTATTGCACCTGATAAAAATACTCTTGTTTGCATTTTAGTCGTCGTCCTCTACACCTCTATCGCCACATTGTGGGTTTTGAGGAATTGGTTTAGGGCATTCGCAGATATAAGATCTTATTCCTATGACAATCATACTGGCCAATAATACTCTAAATTATCTGGTTCGTCAAAATACTTTGAATAATATTCATGATCTTTTCTTAATAGATTTGATCTATGTGATTTATGAAATTCATCAAAACCAAACCAGGGTGGCATGACTACATCAAGTGCGTCAAAAACTTCAAACTCCATATTGTTTTTATACCCTCTTCTAACCCATTCAGCTATCGTATAATTTTGGTATAGCTGAAGAGCGGCTTCGTACCCTGTCCACATACGTGTTACTGGATGATTACGCCAACCTTTTGACAGAGTGCGATCAAGAAGAATATTTAGAACTTGGAAAGTTTCTACTCGTTGCTTTCC